TTTTCACCATCACCTCTAAGGTCACCTAGGTTGGTTGCGGCTCCTCTTACAACTTTTTGTGTAATATCATAATCACCGGATGTAATGTTAGCTGGTATGGCAACCGGTGAAGCACCTGCAAGTTGTTGATTAACTCCTGTTTCGTGTTCCAAGTAAACTGTAATACCTTCAGTATTACCTTGTACGTCAAACGATACGTCATCTCCTGCATCATATTTAGTTGCATGAGGTAAACCAAATACTGCTGAGTCTTCCCATGTTGTTCTAGGAAATAAACTATTTGCATTTGTAAACCATATAGGTCTTTTAGATGTTGAATCTAGATAACTATAGGTAACTGCTCTTGTGTTTACATTAGAAGTAGAAGTTGGATAGAACCAAGTAATCTCTCCAAACAAGTTATTAATACCACAATAAATTAATTGATTAGATGTAGTGTTAAGATCATCATAAACAAAGTCTTCAACCAAACAGTCCATAGATTCTAGTTTACCTGTGTATCTAAAGAAACCATTATCAGACATCCAATAAGCAGCACCATCAACTTCAACAGCTGCGTTCTGTCCTATCAATCCACAGTTAGTTCCAACTTGTTCATAAGCAAATGTAAAAGGAGTTCCAACAAATCTCATTGTAAATAGAGATGTATCAGTCCAAATGTATATTGCATTTCTACCAAGGGTAGCACCCATGATCCGTGAGCCAGCGGCCAGTCTTTGTGTACCCGCACTATTCTCAGCTGTAGGTGTGTAGTCTTCTATATTTTCTTGTGATGAAAATCTTATAAACATATCATCTTGTGATGTCTTATCTCCAATTGTTTTTTCTGTACCAAAAAATACTAAGTGACGGTCAGGTGTTGATACTAACATGTCACGTGAAGCCGTTGGTGCATTAGGAATAATTACTGCTCTATTGTCTGTAGCGTTAGTTGCATCTGCATCCCATTTAAAACATTCACCATTATGAATTAACGCAATAAGAGTCGTACCTAAATTGTCCAAGGACCATAGACCTGGATCAATTACTGAATCGGTGTTAGCTGCGGGTGAACCCCAACCTGTAAAAGATGATGCATTAGTTACTGTTGCACCATTAGAATGAGTTGCTGCTGTTGTCCCTCTTGCTGCTCTACCAATACCTGTTATCTTACTTCCAGTAATTCCAGTGTAAGATATTTCTTCAGTTCCTATTTGAATAAAGTTTGTACCGGAACTTGGAAGACCCGATACGTTTGTTAATGTAATTTCTGTAGCAGAACCATTGTTTCCTCCTGATGTAGCACCAATTGCTCCATTTAAAGTAGTAGTGATAGCTCCTAAAACATTACCACCCCATAAAGATATACCCCAACCAAAGGCTCCTAATTGTTCTGCGGGTCCTACGTGATAATATTGATAGTATTTAATACCACCCGATGTTGTTGCACCTGAACCTGTTTCATTGCTAGGCATTGTAATTGTAATAGTTGTGTCATTAGGGACAGATGTAACCATAAATTTTTTATTATCAAAATCTGCTGCACTAAAATTAGAATTTGTAATTGTACTAAAGTCACTAAATAAAATAATGTCTTGAGCTTGAAAAGTATGTGTTCCTGGAAATGTTATAGTCACCGTCGGTGATCCATTAGTCGTGCTAAATGCACTTGTAATAGCTGTTCCTGTTGGATTAACTAAAGGGTGGATGTCGTAGTATACTCCACCAGAATAAATATATAAAATTTTATTAGTGCCTATAGCTGCATACTTAATAGAAGCTGTGCTAACAAAATGATGTAAACCCCTAGCTGCACCAGTTAGTTTAGACTCACCTAATTGATTCCATCCACCTATTTTTTCAGGTGTACCATACCTAAAACGCACATTTTCACCGCCTGTCCATTGTGACTCGGCACCGGTAGATGTAACTTGTTTGTTGAATCCTGGTAAAAATCCTAATTTTTGTAGCATATAAAAACCTGTTTATTAGGTAGTATATCAAATGATTGATAAATTCAACCGATTTAAGTAGACGAGGTTTTTGAATTATAGTTTAGGCCACTCACCTAAAGGTCTAGAAACGACATCATCTGCACCTGTTGTGTAAGTAAATAAAGCTTCTACTGCTTCAACAGTCGCTGCACCATCAATTGATGTTTCTATTTCGTTAGATTTTGTTCTAACTGCTGTTCTGTAAGTTGATACGTTTGCTGGAATTGCAGTTTCTGACTCAGCGTGTCTTACGACATACCAATCTGTAGATTGTAAAAGATTTGCTGCTTGAGCTTTAATTTGATTTTTCTCATTGGTTTTTAAACCAGATGTAACTAATTGAACACCGTCATCATCTAGTAGTGCGTTACCCTCTTCGTCAACTTCGTTAACGTCATCTAATGTTTTACCTACTGCTGCAGTATAACTTGCAGTCACTGTATCACTAGCGAAAGTAAAACTCTCTGCACCATTGATGTAAAATCTATCGTTTTTTAAATTTGAGTTGTCATATACTACTTCATAGATTCCGTTAGCCGCAAGTTGCTCTGCACTCCAAGATGGTGCTGCTCTATTAAAAGAAGCTAGGCTTGAGTTAGCTTTTACTATTACGTTGTTTTCTACTTTTGCATACATATTGGTTCTCCTTATAAGTTAAAATTATGCAGTTGTCTATATACTAAATTCATTAATTATCGGGCTGTTGCAGCATTAAAATTGCTAGCTACGAATGGGTTTTCAGCGAAAGCCATGTAGATGTATGTTCCACCAGAAGCATTAAAATTTCCACCGGTTTCTCTGAATTTAAAACCATTAGAAACAAAATCCATTGAAGTATCATCACTTTCTGCTGAAGCTTGATTCGGTTGTAATTTATCTTGAACTACATTATCTGTATCTCTTTTATTATCATAAAGACACCAATCATTTGCACTATCCGTTCTCTTAACCATAACCCAAGCTGGTTTAAATCCTGTATAAACAAATGCTCCATCAGCATTTCCATTACCTATGTAGCTTCCAAATTTTGAGTAACTTTGTCGTTCAGAAAAAATATAAGATATATAACCAGCATTATTAGTATTAACATTACTATTAGTACCACCTTCTATTGAAAAAACAGAACTTGTTGGTGCTGTGTTATTCCAATGTGTTTGATTACTAAATGCATTTGTTTCATTTAAATAAGCTGATTTAGTCCAACCTTGAGTATGTTGTCCAACAACCCAATCTCTTGCAGAAATAAGACCTTTAATTATAATCATTTGAGGAACAGTTGATAATCCATGTTTTAACGTACTTGCAGTTTCATTTCCTGTGTAAGAAACGATTGCAAAACCAGCTTCTTCATTAACACTTCCAGCACTATCCATGCTTCCTATTCCTGTTGAACTTGCGTCATTGGTAAATGATGTTCCAGCTTTCCAGTTCCATGCTACAAATGTTGCACCATTATCATTTGTGCCTACTGAACCACCACTATCTACAACAGTAAAACCATCACTATTAAGTGATGTCATTTGATTAGACGCACCAGTATCTTCTGCATTATTAGTATTGGTAATTAAGGCACTTCTATTTGTTCTTACTGCATCATAAGTAAAATGAGGATAAGCATTACTTCTTGATTTTAACCAGAGCCAATCTGGTTGAAAACCAACTCCTGTAACTGAATTAGAATTTGAGCCTGTTCCAGAATAAAGAACTGTATTAAAAAAATTTGAGGGTTTGTCTATAATTGCCATTATCCTAGTACCGCCGCTAAGTTTTTAGTGTTAAGAGAAAGGTATCCTGCAGGAGGTGCGTACTCAAAATTACCAAATCCGTTTTGATCAGCATTCCCTGATGAGATTGCAAAAGATGGAGAGCCAAAGTTTGCAAATCTATTGTTAGTTTGATAAATAGAAAAAGCAAATCCCCAAGATCTTCCAGCAGTTGAATTTAAAGAAACCGCACCTGTCCCTGTTGAACCAGAAGTTGGATCACCACTATTTTGAAAAACACCATTTTTAGAAAAATATAACTTATCGTTATCACAATCTAAAGCAATACCTATAATATCTCCATCTCCATAAGTAGCTCCATAGTTACTTATTTCTGTACCACCTTCGTATCTTACACTTCCATCACCATTATAATATCCGTATCCATATGCAGATATAGTTGTTTTGGTTGCAAAATTATCCCCATCTATTCCTCTGCTAGTTACATTAAAATCACACACACCAGCCATAACATAATTACCACCAGATTTAAATTCCATGTACCATTTTCCATTTTGTGAAGAGATAGTTGATAATGTTGTTTTCCAATTTCCATCATTAGGTGCTGAAATAGATGTGTTACCTTCTGAAAAAGTTAAAGTTCCACCTGCTGGAAATAAAGGATTTAATGTTGCAAAATTAGTGGAACATGTATCTGTCGATTGGTCAAGTGATGTAAGGTTATTAACTGTGAAATCATTGTCATTGCCAGAGAAATCTTCTCCAAGAGCACTTGCGTTAGTGAATGGTAAATAAAATCCATTGTTGCCAAACGTTAAACCTGTAACAACTTTAGGTACCCAAATTCCTGTTTGAGAATTAAATTCTCCTAGATCAGTATTTGCTTGTGCAGTTCCATCTACAAAAACTACTTCAGATAAATAAAAATCTGGGTATTGGTCTGAATTGAGATTACCAATTCTTAAAGTATGTCCACTTTCATTAAATCTTAAATTCTGATTTTCATTTGGATAAACATTTCCACTACCAGAAGAAAATGATGTTTCTTGAACTCCATTGATATAAAGTTTAACTCTATTAGTGCTAGTTCCTTGTGAAGTATCAAAAGAATACATTATATGCATCCAAGCACCTACATCTCTAAATAATCTAACAGTTCTTAAAAAAATATATTCAGTTCCACTATTATAAGAATGAATTTCTAACTTATCATCAGAATTAAAATAAATATTAGTTGTATTATTTCCATCTGCTCTTTCAGAAAGCATACTTTGATTTGTTCCTAATTTTGATCTTTTAACCCAAAATGAAAAAGTTGCTTTATCAGCATTAGTAGGTGTTTCTGTTGTTCTATTTAAAAAATCACTACTGCCACTATTAAATCTAGCTGAATTAGCAACTTGGAAACCCTGAGGTCCTCCTCCCGGCCACTTGCTTTCTTTAATTAAATTTGTAACTTCATTAAGTTTAAAGACACCACTAGCTGTACCAAAAGCTCCGCCTGTAGTAACATTATCGGGTCCGATGATTCCGCCGTTCGATTTTATCATAATTCCTTATATCCTATTTTCCATAATTTATCTAGCCGTAACAGGAGTTCCTGCACTTGATGTAAAAGGGTTCTCGGCAAATGCCATGTAGATAAAACTACCACCACTAGAATTACCTTCTGCATCACTAACTCTAGCTTTAAAACCGTTACTCAACATATCAAATTTTACTCCACTTG